CCCGGTATGTCGCGGCCTAGGATCCAATTCTGCCGGCGTATAGTCAATTGAGCATGTAGGCAGGTGTTTCACTGGTTGGCCTGCTGAAAGAGTGTCACCTGAGGATCAGGTGAGCCGTCATGTTTCAGGGTAGGGTCAAACCTGCCCCGGAAAATCCCCGGTATGCATAATAATCCCCGTGATCCGCACATGGAACGTTTTCATTCGTACACCCATCCTGACAAGAGAGACACATTGTTACAACCAACCCCACGGCATACCGGCACTCGTAAAGGGCATAAAACCGGAGTTCAACTCTCCGGGCGGGTGTAATCCAATGGGGGATGAATGCCAACTGAGAAAATAACCGTCATAACTGAACAAAATATGGTTGTATGCCTTACAGGAATCCAGAAAGACGTACAATACATCAAAGAAAAATTAGATGCATCTGTTGACGACCATGAGACTCGTATCCGGTGTTTGGAACAGAGAGAAGAGGATTGTAGGCAGGTAGAAACATTCCAGGGGATACAATCAACTCTGAACGATCATGAAATCCGGATAAACACATTAGAAAGTGTCAAAGATCAGGATACCGGTGCAAAAACTGCATTGATGGGGTATAGAGAACTTGCAGCATGGGGGCTGTCTGGGTTACTCGCATTCATCACAATCTATCAGTTTGTGAAGGGGGGATTATGACAGACGCGGTATTTACTCCCAGTGAATCAAGCCCGCTTGTATCGTTATCCGGATTGATTGGAGACGTAATTTATCAATCTGAATCCAGGATAGAGATGAGAGTCCGGTTGGATAACCAACATGAAAAATATCCATCGTTTGCCACTATTCACTGTCCAAAAGAATGCGTGAGGTTCCTATGATGAGCGATGAGACAAAAACGCTCCTAAAAACGTTCTTACTGTCATGGGCTTTGTATGTGATATCGTTGTATCTGATACTATCAATTTGGAGCCATCAATGAGCGGATATTTTGAGAAAGGGGCATGGATAGGTGATTCAATCACACCTGAAGAAATTGAGATAGAAGTAAAGGTCAGAGTCGATGATTCAGAATTAGCAGGACTAGAGGAGAGATTTGACTTATTATATTCCCAAAATTCCCTCTTGAGACATCAATTTAAACGATTGGTAGAATTAGAACAACCCGTTCAAAGAGCAGGGTTTAAGAAACGCTTATGGTATCTGATTACGGGCAAATTATAACCTGTCCTGATTGTGGTAATCCGATGAGATTTAAGTTTAAGATTGGAGTATTTCTCATCCTTCCATACCCGGAACCGTGCTACCAGTGCGACAGATGCGGATATATCAGAAAATGAAACTCACAAAAGACGATATCAGGGAAATACAACGGCTGTTTGTAGATGGAACACCCATCAGGGAATTAGCCCGATGTTACAGTATGGACGCAAATACAATCCGGTATCATTGTTCGGGTGTTATCGGTGAGCCTGTGAGGAGATTAGAACGTGCTGAACTCCTACACCTGATATACGTCAAAAACCCGATGGAACAGTATGCAAACGTGGGAGGGTTGCACCTGGAGGTAAAGGAAAGTCCTGATACATATCCCAGACTATCACGAATGACCAGGATGAGGTTTGCTCAAGTATTGAGTCAATGCCTGAATGAATTGGGATGGACAAGGAACGGGAATAGCAGCCGGTGTTATACGTTCTCTAAACCGGCTGAATCAAAGGCGGTGATGCTGGAATGGTAATGCAAGTTGAAGAAGTTAAAATTTCAGACATTGAAAACCATCCGAATAACCCGAAGATTCACGAAGATAAACAAATACGATTGATAGAGAAATCGATCAAGAAATTCGGATATACCAACCCCGTTATTCTTTCAGCCGACGGGATAATACTCGCTGGACATGCCAGGGTTAAAGCTGCTATCCAGATGGGACAAGATACAATACCTGCAATACGTACAAAACTCACCGGCAAAGATGCCGATGCATACCTAATAGCAGATAATCGGCTCACAGAGTTAGCTCAATACGATAGAGATATTCTGTCTGATCTGCTGTCTGATCTGCCTGCCGACTTGGTAGACCTTACCGGGTTTGATTCGGTGCAGGTAGACGCATTACTCGCAGGGGAGGATATACCGGATATTGAGAAGTTTATCAGTGACAGTCAGCCAGAAGAGCCACGGGAAGAAGTGGACGCAGAACCACAGATAGACCGGGCAGCGGAACTTAACAAGAAATGGCAGGTTCAACCCGGGGATTTATGGCAATGCGGAGATCACCGGTTAATATGTGGTGATTGCACGGATTCAGCAGTGGTTGAACGGGTGATGATGGGGGAGAAAGCGGATATGGTGTTTACATCTCCTCCATATAACCAAGGCGGGAAGGCGAAACGCCTTCCCGCATTTTACGGGGGGAATGGGGATAATAAAACCAAAGACGAGTATGCAGAATTTATTATTAACACCCTTAAAGTAATATCATGCATATCTAAAGACGATACTCCTATTCTTTGGAACGTTTCATATAATGCGAATTCTAGAGATGATTATGGGAGACTTATTTTTTCCGATTATAATCCGTTTCATGTAATGGAGACTATAATCTGGGATAAAAAACACGGATTTAATATTTCTGCACGTGGAATTTTATCTAGAGATAGCGAATTCATTTTTTTAATGGTGCGTGGAGAGGATTATTACACAAACCAGGGAAGATATGACACTTGGTATAATACTTGGCGCATATCAACAAACGGATCACAAACAGAGGGGCACGGTGCAGCTTTTCCTATTGGGCTTCCAATTAAAGGAATTGAATCTTTTTGCATAGATGTCGGGCTAGTGTTTGAACCATTCCTCGGTTCGGGCACAACCCTGATAGCGTGTGAAAACACCGGCCGGAAATGCAGGGGTATTGAAATCAGTCCTGATTATTGCGCAGTCGTATTAGAACGGTTTAAGGAAGCAACCGGAAAGGAACCGGTGAAGATCAATGGCTGAAAAAAAGAAACATCCTGGGGGCAGGCCATCAAAAGCAACCGATGAGACGATGAAGAAAGTGCTTGATGGTATCAAAGCGGGCTTATCCTATCAGGGTGCGTGTGGTCTTGCCAGAGTTCATTATACCACTTTTCTTAGGTGGAGGCAGTGGGGAGAGAAAGGAACTTCAGACAAGTTTCGCAAGTTTTGCGAGGAATTGAGTTATGCTGAAGCCGTTGCCGAAGCAGAGCAGTTAAAGAAGATTAAGAACGATCCGGATACAAAATATGCCTGTTGGATATTGGAACGAAGGCATCCTGACCGGTGGGGTAAGAAGGAACAGGTACAGCAGGAGATCAGCGGTAAAGACGGGCAACCCATCACCATCAACCTAACCCGGACAACATTCACAAAACCCGATGCAGATAATACCGGATAGATACGGTAATATAAACGACTCTTTTTTATCGTTTGTAGAGCAGAATGACCACGCGAGGAAACTAGCGTTCTATGGTGGTGCCGGTTCAGGTAAATCGTTATTCATTGCGCAGCATTTCTGCAATCTGCTATTAAATGGCAAAAACAAACGGATTTTAGTTCTCCGTAAATGGCTCCCGGCGCTCAAGATGACTGCGTATCAGGTCATACTAGATGTTCTCATGGATTGGGGTGTATATGACCCGAAAAACCATAACAAGTCTGATTTAATCATCAAATACAAAACCAATACGATGAGGTTTACGGGGTTAGATAACCCTGAAAAGATTAAATCAGCAGAGTTTACTGATATCTGGGTAGAGGAAGCCACGGATTTAACCAAAGAGGACTTTACGCAACTAACTATCAGATTAGGCCGGGCAAAGACAGAAACGAAAGCAAAACTCTATTTTTCATTTAACCCGATCGACCAGTATCATTGGTTGATGACTGACGTCATCGATAAGCCCGATAATTATACTGCGATTCATCATTCCACGTATTTAGACAACTATTCTAACCTGTCACAGGATTTCATAGATGAACTGGAACACTTAATCGAGGTTGATGAGAACTATTATCGGGTTTATACGCTAGGGTTGCCCGGGGTTCTCAAGAATATCATCTATACGAACTACGTTATTGAGAACTTCAATAAACACCTATACCCTGATGCGTATGGGTTAGATTTCGGGTTTAATAACCCGATGGCAATGGTAGAATTGAAGATGAAGGACAGCGAGCCGTATTTTCATGAACTCCTCTATCAGTCAGGCATGGATACAAACGATTTGATTCAGTGGATGAAACAAACAGGGATACAAAAACGCGTGCCTATCTATGCTGATTCAGCGGAACCAGACAGGATAGAGATGATACGCAAAGCCGGGTTTAATATCCATCCTGCCAAAAAGGACGTATCTGCCGGTATTGACAGAGTCAAAGGGTTTAGAATGCACATCCATTCCAGCGCGACGAATATGATAAACGAAGTTCGGACATACAAATACCGTGAGACAAAGGATGGGCACGTCCTGGATGAACCGGTTCCGTTTAACGATCATTTGATGGATTGTGCCCGATATATCTTATTTACCATGCACGGACCACGGAAGAAGATGAGTAAGGACGATGCCCGCGGGTTCGGTGGGATACCCGCTTAAACCCATCAGGTTTATTCCAGTCAAGCACCTATACTGTATGTCGCATTATGCGACGGCTTGGGGGAACTTCAGACATTTTACCCGTGGACTGTTAATCCTCTTTTTCTCGCAAAACAACAATAATGATTAAAACAACATAATCTTCCATGCTGCAAAAAACCCTGGACGATGGGGTTATACTAATCAATAACGCAAAACCCGCTGCAAAAGGTAAACCGGAACCGATAGAGTTTAAGCCTACCAGTAAGCAGGGAGTCGTTTATATCGCTCCTGGAGGCTCTATCTTCGATGAGCCAAAATTAACGCTAGAATACATCTCCGAACTGTCACAATCCAGCGTATACGCGAGATCCGTCCTGAATAAACTGTCATGGTTGGTTTTCACCGACGAGCCTGACATCGAAGTAAAAGACCCATCCGGTGAGATAGTCCCTGCCGGAACTCCGGGCAAGCCGACAATCTACAATGATATTATCCAGATGATAGACCGGCCAGAAGTCGATTTGTGGGGCAACATGCAGTGGGCGCTCATCGACTCATATTGGTGGGGTAATTGTATCCTCAATCCAGTCTGGCAGTATGTAGGCAACGTCTACACACTCACCGAACTGACCAGGCTAGCGCCTGAATCATTCTGTGATGAACCACCAGAAGGAGAAGTATACAACCCGCTGCTGAAGGGAATAACGCTCAAGAACGGCAAACCGGTTTATTATTACGTGGATGATGAAGGCAATTCCAAGGAGTTAAAGAACTATCATTCAGTCCAGCCTCCTCATTCCATGAAGTTAGGCGGTTCTCCGATGGTTCAACCGCTTATCCTGCCGATAGCATATCTTAACCAGGCATGGACGGCAGTATCACAAACCACCAACAGAGCAGGCGCACCATCGTTATTCCTGCGAGTAACTGACGGCGATGATGATACCCTTGCGTACTGCCGTGAGGTCCTCCGGAATTGGGGTAAGAATACAAGTTTCCCACTGCCTGAAAACGTGGAAATAGTAGACCCTCACATCAAAGAGCCTGCAAATACTGCCGAAGCAATCCGGATGTTACAGAACCTGCTGATAGACTATTTCTCACCGGTTAATATGCTTCAATCCGGTGAAGGCGGCGGGATTTTTGATAACTCTACAGAGAAAGTGGAGCTTATCCTTGCGTTCATCCAGGGGATGCATAGTTGGTTAGAAGACGCTTTCGAGAAGTTATTACAGGTTTATCTCATTGCCAACCGCTACGATGGGTATTCTGTCCGAATCAAACTGCCATTACCTGACATCGATAGGACCGAAGCGAACCAGCGATGGGTAGAGGTATTAGCGAATGCAAAGATACCAATCGTCAATACCAACGAGTTAAGGCGGTTTATTCCTGATGTAGAGGAACTGGATGAAGCGGGATTAGCAGCACTGAAAGAGGAGATGGCTGTAACTCCTGCCATAACTCCGATGCAGCCGGAACAGTCGATGGTTCAGAACATGGCAGTATTACCAACCAAAACGGAACAGGACGGATATGAGGAGATACACAAGGCATTAAACAAAACCCGTTCGGATATAATGGCACAGTTACAGGAAGCAGGATACATCAATGCCTGACCCGTCTGAAGATATTGTAATTGCAGCGGAAATACTGCCGTTTATTTTTGACAGGTTACACGAATTAGAGGAAGCGGAACGGGAAGCAATAATCAAATTAGCGTTTAACGGCTTTATAGACGGCGATGCAGAGGCTCATACTATCCTCAAAATAGGATATAATTTTGATTTAGTCCATAAGGAAGCACTCGAATACTCAAAAGAGTATGCCAAGATGATAACCGAACGAGGCGGTTCTTACTGCACTATACCGATATTCGATGAGGCGGGAGAGATTATCGAGTATAAGAGCGAGTTCTTACCGTGGGCTGAAGATTACAACAAAGCACAGCGGAAACTCATATCTGATACGATTAAATCAGGCATTGAAGAAGGAAAGTCCGTTAAGAAGATGGCCGGGGAACTGGATGATATCTTTGATGCAAGGGATAACCGGGCTGAAATGGTAGTTCAGACAGAGAGCAGGAAGCACCATATAGCCGGGATGAAAACCAGATATCGGGATAACGGAGTTAAAACGGTTGAATGGTCGACGGCCGGCAGTGGTGTTTGTGGGTTTTGTGCTCCGTTACAAGGAACTACTTATCCAGTGGATGAAGCACCAGGCGGGGGGCCTCCTCTTCATCCGAGGTGCCGATGCAGGCTGATACCGGTTTTGGATTTTAACGACTTTGAGCCGTGGGAAGAAGATGAGGGGGATTATAACGAATAACTTTCCTACAAAGAGATAATAGGTATCCCGCTAATTAAAACGCATGGCTCATGTGTCTGCATCTGCCTGGAAATGTAAACCAGGCGGATGGGATAAACTCAATAACTCTTTTTTGCTCAATTCTCTCTCAAATTCCACAATACAATAATAAAGCGCCGGTTCTATAAGTTCACATGCCAGAACCCGGTGCAGATGCTCTGTTCACAAACGCAGCATCAGCCGCAGTTGGAACTCATGACATCATTCTCCAGTCCCTTGACTCATGGCGGGATTACAAACATCCCGATGGGACTGTTGAATCGCTCTTTTACGGTTCTGATGTGTTTAAGGGAACAGAACCAGAATGGGAGACTGTCCCGGTAATTCTCGGTGAACGTCATCCTACTACTCCATACAAGCAGAATCCAGCCAAAGCGCTTGAGGAAGCAAGTGGAAAGGTAATTGGGAACTTATCAGGCGTTCACATCACCGAATCAGGATCTCCTCTTCTTCGTTCCAACCTTCACATCACTGACAATGATGCAGAATCCCTGCTGAAGTCGCGTAAGATTGCGTTATCATCCGGGTTCTTATCCGGGAAACAGGATGGGAAACTCACCGGAGTATCCGGTAAAGTCCTTCCTGATCATGTTCTGGCATTCGAGCATACCCGCGTAAATCGTCCGCAAGACGGAGCGGCGCTCATTTTGAATGGAATAGGGGGAACAATGTCCGAAGATGAATCTATTAAAAAAGTTCTGACTGAATTCCTTTCAGAACTCAAATCCCTCATAGTTCCGGCAAAGACAGAGCCGGGTATGCCCGCAGTGCCGGAATCAAAGGGAGTTATGGTATCAAACATGACTGACGAAATAAACGAAATGAAAGCAGTTATCGAAGAGCAGAAGGCGATGATTGCAAATATGAGCGCTGAAATCGATGCGTTCAAGAAGGCCGATGAGGAGAGAGCAAAGAAAGCGATTGAGGATAAGTGGACTCTTGTAAAGAATTCAATTCCACCGGGGCTTTATTCTACTCCAGACCTCGAATCAACCGCACGTAAGGAATGGGAAACTGATCCTACTGCGTTCTTCCTGAAGAATAACTCTTCAAAGAAGGAAGAGACCACAAAGGACGGCGTTGAATACGTCACTAATTCAACCGACAATGTAGACGATTCAGAAAAAGCCTATTTAGAACTTCTTGAACTCACCGGAGGCGTTCGGAGATGACCGACAATACCAGCGATTACGCGGGCAATTATCCAGGTGGCATTAGAATCACCTGTATTCTCGAAGAGGGGGCACCAACCGTGGGAACCTCTACCGATCAGTATGGACAGACACAGAAGAGCCTCACATGGGCAGCCGGGCTTGCAGAGGGCGATGTAGTGGCAATCTGTAACGATACTGCCTGCACGTTCTCCGCTTGTGGTGGTATTCCCTGTGTCGAGAAAGCAGTCGATGGAGAGACTCTCGTTGTAGGTCAGATTGTAGGAACTCCTCGTCTGATTCAGTTCCCGGCAACTACAGCCGCTGCTGATTCCCTTGCAAAGAGACTCGCAGGAAAGTATCATCGTGTTGCAGTCGTCGAACTGTGGGCGTTCAACAAGGTCATCGAAGGCACGTTCATGTGTGATGGAACCAACGCACAGGTGCCCGGTGTAGCCACCAAACTCAAGTTCAACATCACCAGTGCATACACTGACCACGCTCTAGTATTCGATGGAAGCGGATCAGGCGGTGTGAATGCAGTTCCGCTGCACTACGTTCCAGCAGGAACTGACGGGGATCTTTACACCTCGCTGTATGGTATTAACGGACTTATGATCGCGATCACAGGAGCCTAAAAATGGTATCAGGAACCGTAGATAGATTCTTACAGAAAGACGTGGCTCTTCGGATGCTCTATCCAAAGGTTGAGCCAAATCTGATTTGTCTTGACTATTTCACTCCAATCCAGGAGGATAAGTCTGCATTTCTGTATATGACTGATTCCGCTGGGATCAGTGGGGATAGCAAGAAGAAAAAGCCTGCACGGTATGAAAACGGGGCACAGTTCCCAGAGATTGATTTCAGTCAGCCGTCTACTCTCGCAGCAGCCACTGAAAGCCAGGGTTTCTCTGTCAGACTTCCACGCAAGATTATCCGAGAAAAGGCCGGAATCGCAGCAATCACCGATTATTACAGCCGGGCTGGATATTGGCTTGCAGAAGCGATGAACACAGAGATTCTTTCAACTCTGACCGGAGGAGCAACTACTCCAACATGGACTCCATCGGCAGTGTGGTCTGAATCTACTGCTAACCCGGTAGGGGATATCATCAACCTGTCTGAACAGATGGAACGCGAGGGATACCCGTTCAGGCTTACTGACTGTTTCATCAATAAGACAAACTGGTATGAACTCGTAAACCTCATAACCGCCAAGGATTCGTCTGCAAACGGTATGATGGGAGTAGGTGCGGACATCAATGGCGACGTCGTAACCATGCCATATACCGGAGTCAAGATGCACAAGGTTCTTTCAGGACTGACTGAAGGATATTGTCTCGGAATTGACCAGAATAATCCAAGTGCAGAACTTCACTACTTCATTGATGAGGCTTACTCATCTGCATCCGTCCGGTATCAGACTATTGAGAACAATAAGCAGGTATGGAAGACTGCAAACAACCTCGGTATCCATTTCAAGCAGTATGAGGAAGACGATACCCACGATACCATCATGCAGTTCTGGTATGACTTCAAACCAGTCGTGACCAACTCATACGGCATTCTCTACGATTCAGGTATTTAAGGCGGCATAAATGGTATCAGAATCCGATATCCCCATTTTTTCATCAGGCAGGTATACGATAGACTCATCGGGTAATTTCACTCCTGATATGTTCAATTCGTATTTAGCGACTGCATCGGCAAAGATTCTTCTTGATGCTCCTAACTTAACCGGAGTGTTGAAAGAGCGGGGGATTGGACTTCTGATATTGCACCAGTATGAAACCGCATTAGGCAGAACGCATCTCAAAACAGTCTCTACTGGTTCCGGTCAGACACAGATTGATGATGCGGGCTCTTCCTGGATGAAAGAGTATCGGGAAATAATCAGTTCTTACGTTCTGAATGAGGAACGAAGCACATACAAAGGTAAGAGTATGTTATCCGGTATAACTCATTCAGACGCTGAAACGAGGGGATTATGAGTCTGTTTTCCGGTATAATGGCGGGTTCTTGTTACCTGCTTATTCCCGGTTCTGATTCGATAAACGAGTATGGAGAAGTTGTATTAGGATCTCCTGCCTTAACAGGGCCGTATCACTGTTATTTCTTCCGTCCGAAAGGCACGATGATAGATTTACAGTCTGGAGAACATCGGAAAAAGGATCTTCGGATTATGCTCCCGGCAGGGGTAGCGGTCGAAATCGGTGATACCATCCGGGGCAATTGCGAGGGATACCGGGATGATTACCGTGTAACAAGCGTAGATCCCGCGTATACCTATGATGTTGTTGATCATTGGGAATGTGACCTGGAGAACGTCGAATGAGCATTAAAACCACTGTAAAAGGCGGGGATAAGTTCATTCGGGCTCTTCAGGATAAGGTATCCCGGATGAATCAGGAGATTCCTCCTGCTTTAATGGCGTGTGGGTTATTGGTTGAAAGAACCTCTGTTACGGATTATCTATCAGGACCACGTCCAGATAAACTGGATAGAGTCACTGGAGAACTTGCAGCATCAGTTAATACGCAACCTGTAACTCCGTTTCACGTTACGGTTGGAACTAACAAGGAATATGCTCCTCCTCACGAGTTTGGAACGTCTAAATTGCCTCCACGGCCATTTTTACGAACTGCGTTGGCTGATAACCAATCCAACATTCTAAACCAGATAACGAAGGTGATTCGGAAATAATGGCATTCAATCCGGCAAACTTACAAACAATCCTGAAAACGTCCAGCACAGTAACAGGGCTGATTGGTGCCACTCCACGATGTTACCCGCTCGTATTACCTGATTCTCACACTCTCCCGGCAGTCACATACAACCAGGTGGGTAAGACTGTCCGGAGAGTCGCTAATCTCGAAACAGAACGATGGCAGATGGACTGTTGGGCTCTGACGTTCTCACAGTCGTATCAGTTGGCTAATGCGATTGAGGACTGCCTGAAATCGTATACAGGAAAGATAAATGGGATTCGTATTGAGGACGTCCGGTTCATCAACCGGGTATCCACCTATGAGGCTGCATCGAAATACTATCGTCATATGCTCGAATTCAGGACGGTGACTCTGTGATTACGCAGATGTTCCGTGATTTCTGGGATGCGTTCAGATACAAAGCAGCGCCCGAAAATCCTGAATACTACTGGAACACCCCTGAATACTCCGAAAAGGAGCAGTCTGCTATGTGTATGGTATCTATCGTAAATGATACTGCATATGGCTTTAATCCTGCCAAACAGCCGAACCCGGCATGGAAAGGGAACGCAAAAAGCCGTGTGGGTGCTCTGTATAATCCCTACTATCACACGATGGGAAAATTCTTTCAGGGCACGATAAAAGGTTCAATGCTCAAATGCATTGATTTTGTTCATTCCGGGTTACTCAAGTATGATCCGATGGCGTATGAGTTTGAGGATTCACGGCTTATAGCAATCAGGAATGAGGCAACCGACGCGATAAACGAATTGTTCTTTGATGAGTTGGAAAAAAGAACCCGCGATGATGGAACTCGTAAGGTTGGGTTTATGCTCAAAGTTCTGGATATCGGGTTATTCCTCATGAAAGAGGATTTGTTCTATCGATGGCGGTGGATTTCGCTTTTACAGCGAATCGGTAAAGTTGTTGAACAAATGGAACCGACATCAGACGAAAAATCGAATTTAAACATATCTAGGAGGTAATTATGGCAAAGTATCAGGCATCACTTAACCCGAACGCTCCCATTAACTACGGGAACGTCGTTTGTTACGTCCTTGACGGCACAAACTGGCTCTCTATAGGGGCTCATGACAACTTTACGTTCACATGGAACGTAGAAACTTCAGAATCGGCACTATCTAACTGCAAACTCCCGAAAGTCATCAATAAGGAGAGTTGCACAATCAAACTCTCAATGGCGCAGTATTTCCAGAAAGCGTTCGTTACTATGCTCGGAGGCATTGTTGATGCAACCTACGATGGTTCAGGCAACGTTACTGGAATCACAACCGGAGGCGCAACCGATGAGATCACTCCCGTTCGGATGAGATTCGTTCACGAAGCAGCCGGCGGCGGTGGGGTTTACTGGGATGTTTACAAGGTCTCTTACTCTGGTAGTGGTGACTTTGAGTTCCAGGACGATGAGAGCACTGACAAACCCCAGATGGTAACAATCGAACTCACTGGAGACATTGATTCAGACAGAACCGATGGAGACCAGTTATTCAAGATGGCACCATTCAGCGGCGAATGGGCACAGCCATCCACATAATTTATTTAGGACTGATAAAACTTGACAAAGCGAAATCTGATTGATCTGGATGCATTAATCCCGAAACGGGAAGAAGAGAGAGTAGTAACACTTGGAGGTAAGGAATTTAACGTATCTGCCGTTCCGGTGGGTGTATCGCTTGCGTTCTTGAGACGACAAACCGATCCGGACTACTCCCTTACCGATGCAATGATAGATAGTTCTGTGTCCATGCTGAATCAGGGGCTTCCAGATGGAGAACAGGTTGATCGGGCGTGGTTCCTGTCAGTTGTTGATGGAACCTCATTCGAGACTGTTTGTGATGTGATTCTGCTCCCTTTTTTCGAGGGAAAGGCGGAGATCAAAGCGAACCTGAAGAAAACAAAACCAGAACCACAGAAGACGCTATAGAGGATGTATTGGACATGATCGCGGATTTGTGCAGGTTGTATCATTATTCCGTTGATCATGTTCTTTCCATGCCGATGGGTAGAGCCTCGTTCCTTTGGGGAAGAGGAGTTTCTGCCGAGCGTATTCAGGCGTTCCGGATTGCATCCGCGATGAACGGCGTAAACCTGGATAAGGAAATGGCCGACAAGAAGAAGAGGAAACGAGAATATCTCTCTGGTAAGCCGTCAGAAGAAGGAGAACGGATTATGAAGGCAATGATGGAGGCACAAAA